CCTCAAGCGCCACGGAGAAATGGAGAGCCGGCGCTCGAACTATGAGCCGACGTGGCAGAGCGTGGCCGAGTTCTGTGCGCCCGACGCGCCCGACATGGCCTGGGGCCGGCTGGGCGGCTTGGGCGAAGGGCAGGCGGCAAGGGCCGACCGGCGCACGCGCAAGGTCTACGACAACACCATCATCAGCGCCGTTCGGCGGCTCGGGGCGGGGCTCGAGAGCCTGATCACGCCGCAGTCGGAGAAGTGGCACGGGCTCTCGACGGGGGCCATGGACGACGAGGAGACCGAGGAAGAGAAGGAATGGGCGGAGAGCCTGCGGGATTTCCTGTTCAGCATCCGCTACCAGGCGGGCAGCGGCTTCGTCCCTGCCATCCAGTCCTGCTACCAGAACGTCATCCGCTTCGGGCCGGGCTACCTCTATTCCGAGGAGAGCTTCGACAGCCGCCACATCCGCTATCGCTCGCTGCCTGTCGCAGAGACCTACATCGCGCGCGACCGATGGGGGGAGGTGGACACGCTGCACCGCCGCTATGAGGTGACGGCGCGGCAGGCCGTGCAGATGTTCGAAAAGAAGAAGCTGCCGGCCAAGGTGAAGGAGATGGCCGACGACCCGGTCAAGCAGTTCGAGAAGCTGATGGTCCTCCATGCCGTGCAGAAGCGGAAGGAGAAGGGCTCGAAGAAGGACGGGTACGCGGCCGAGATGCCGTTCGCCAGCTACCACATCCTCGAAGGGGAGGAGGAGTGCGTAAAGGAGGGCGGGTTCTGGACCTTCCCTGTGGCATGCTTCAACTGGGGCCGGCAGGACGGCGACGATTACGGCTCCTCGCCCGTGGTCGAGGCGCTGACCATGGTCAAGGAAATCAACGCGGTTCGGAAGTCGGGACTGCGCGCGTTGCAGCAGGTGACGGACCCGGCGCTGGCCGGGCCTGCCAATCTCGATTACGTGCCAGACCTCAATCCCGGCTCGTTCCATCCCGGCCTGATGAGCGACCAGGGGCAGATGCGGGTGGGCGTCATCAACAGCGGGCTCAATCCCACCTTCGCGTTCGACTATGCCAACCGGCAGGCGGAAGCCATCCAGGACGCGCTGTTCGTCAACCTGTTTCAGATCCTCATTCAGAACCCACAGATGACGGCGACCGAGGCGCTGATCAGGCAGGAGGAGAAGGGGAACCTCCTGGGCCCGGCCGGCTCGGTCATCCAGGGCGGCCTGTCGATGCAGGTGGACCGGGAGTTGTCGATCCTCGAAGCCAAGGGGCTGTACGAGGAGGGCTCGCGCTTCATGCCGCCCGAGAGCCTGGCCGGCAAGCAGATACGGGTGGACTTCACCTCGCCGCTCGACGTGCTGCGGCGCTCGGCCGAGGCGCGGGACACGCTGCAACTGGTGAGCTCGGTGGCGTCGCTGGCGCAGCTTGAGCCGGCCGTCATGGACAACATCGACATGGACGAGGCAATCCGCGTGGTCCAGTCGGCGGGTCGTGCGCCTCAGAAGGTGCTGCGTCGGACGGAAGAGGTCGAGGCGATACGGCAGGCCAAGGCGCAGGCGGCACAGGCACAGGCCGGGATGGCGGCGATGCAGTCGGCCGCAGGGATGGCCAAGGACGCCGTTCCCGCCCTGGTGCAGGCGCGTGAGGCCGGGCTGATGAACGGGCTTGTAGGGGCTCCGGCGTGATGCAGGGCGATGGCGGGCTGAGCGAGCGAGGGTGGACCATCGTACTGGTCTGCTTGCTGGTGGCGTCGGCCATTACAATCGCTATGCCATTCATCAACTGGTAGCGGCATGGCGGCCGAACCGGGGACCCTCAGCGATCTGCTCAATGACGAGGTTGACGAGGGCGAGAGCATTCTCGCAGAGGCATGGGGCGCGCTGGAGGTCGGCAATGCCGATCGCGCGCAGGGACGGCTGATCCTCGCGGACCTGGCGCTGAAGACCGGCTTCTACGAAGCGGCGCCCGACATCACGCGATGGGTCGGTTCGGCCGAAGCCTATCAGATTTACTGCATGCAGCACGAGGCGCGGCGGCGGGTGTTCGCCGGCATCGTGCGGTTCCTGTCCGAGCATCCGAAGCCGCCGGTCAGGCGCGTGTTCGGCCGGACTGTCTAGTCAACCCTCCCCAAGAACGGAGAACTGTCATGGCACGCGGCATGAGCCGCACGCTTCAGCGTGCTGCGGAACGCGACTTCGGACCACAGGCCGGCAAGTCTGGCCTGTCGAGGCGCATCGAGGGCAACGGCGCCGGCAACTATCGCATCGTGCTGACCTTCAACGCGATGCCGATCAGCGTCACCAAGGCGCTGTCCTATGCCTCGCAGAAGTTGGTCGATTTCCCGGCGGGCCGGTTGCAGATCGACGGCGGCACGGCCAGCCTGGCCTTTGCGGTCACGTCGGCGCGCGTGTCCACCATCAATGACAATGCGGTCCTCAGTTGGGGGCTTGGCACGGCGGCGGCGTCCAGCGTCACGCTGGCAACCACCATGGTCAATGTCGTGCCCCAGACCAACAAGACGCTGGACGGCGCGGTGGCGGCCTACACGACGCCCTCGAACGTCAATGCGGCGGCGGTCGCCGTGTACGACGGCACTACGACGCCGGTCGATGTGTACCTCAACGTGGCGTTCCCCACGGCAACTGACATCGACGCGGACGGCACGCTCGCCGTGAACGGCACGATCACGCTCATCGCAAGTCTCTTCGGAGACTACTAGCAACAGGAACATCTCAACATGTCAGATATCGCGGCCTCCGGGTCCGTGGCGGCAGAGCCGCCGGCGGGCACCCCGGCAGGCGCACAGACGGCAGCGGACAACGGGTCCGCCGCTCCCGCTGAAAGTCCTTTCGCCGGTCTTTCCGAAGGCACCCGGCAATGGGCGACGACCAAGGGCTACAAATCGCTAGACGACGTTGCGAAAGCCGCGCAGCACGCCGAGACCAAGCTGGGCTCGTCGCTGACTGTGCCTGGACAGGACGCGCCAAAGGAGGAGTGGGACAAGTTCCACGCCCGACTAGGCCGGCCGGAAAAGCCGGAAGCCTACGAGTTCAAGCGCCCCGAGGGGCTGCCCGAGAATGTCCCCTACTCCGACGAGCTGGCCACGCAAGCGAAGGGCTGGTTCCACGAGGCGGGGCTGCCTCCGCGGCAGGCCCAGTCGCTCCATGACAAGTGGATTGGCTTCGTCACCTCGCAGCAGCAGGCGGCGATCGAGGCGCAGGGCAAGGCTGTTACGGAGGCCCACGATGTCCTGGTGAAGGACTGGGGGCCGACTGACAGCGAAGGCTTCAAGGCAAGGCACCAACTGGCGAACCGGGCAATCAACAATCTCGGCCTGACCGACAGCTTCAAGAAGACGGGCATCCTCCTGCCGGACGGCGCTCTTACCGACGCGACCCTTGCCAAGGCATTGGCGCAAGTCGGCGAGGCGATGTTCCGGGAGGATCAGTTGGGGAACGACGGCGGGACAAGTTCCGGCGCCAACCCCTTCAAGAAGGATGCGGCCGGCAACCGCAATCTCACGGCGATTTCAGCACTGGTCAAAGACGACCCTGTCAGGGCAAAGCGCCTTGCACAGGAAGCGGGTGAGAACCCGGCGAACTGGCGCCTGTAGCTCTTAATACAGCACAGACTGCGCTTTGCCCCTACCCAGGGGCTCTCCTTAAATGGCTGACGCATACACTCGCCTGTCGGACGCGATCATCCCGTCCGTCTTCGCGCGCTACTCGTTCGAGGAGCACGTCGAAAAGCTCGACATCTGGCAGTCGGGCATCCTCTACAGCGACCCGATGATCGCCGGGAAGCTCGACAACGGCGGGCGCTCGGTCGACCTGCCGGGGTGGAAAGACCTCGGTTCCGACCCGTCCGAGCCGGTCAACGACGATCCGGCCGACAGCATCGAGATGAAGAAGATCGGGACGCGGCGCGAGACCGCGGCCCGGCACCTGCGCGCACAGGCCTGGGGCATTCCCGACCTGACCTCGGTCCTGGCCGGCGACGATCCGCAGCGGATCATCGTGCAGCGGCAGACGGACTACTGGCAGCGCGCGATGAAGAAGACGCTCATTGCGTCCCTGACGGGCGTGCTGGCGGACAACATCGCCACCGATGCCGGGTCATTGGTCCGCGACACCAACGCGAGCATCACCGACACGGACGTGCTCGACACGCTGTACCTGCACGGCGACCGAGCCGACGAGTTCAGCGTGCTGTGGACGCACAGCAAGATCATGCAGGTGCTGAAGACGAACGACCTGATCGACTACGTTCCGATCAGCCAGCAGGGCGGGCCGATGCTGCCCTACTACTTCGGCCTTCGGGTGCTGGTGGACGACGGCCTGCCGGTGACTGCCAACGAGTATACCTCGTTCATCTTCAAGCCGAAGGCGGTTCACTACGAGGAGATGCCGGTCAACACCGAGGGCGGTCCGGTCGAGCTGGACCGCAAGCCCCGGCAGGCGCATGGCGGCGGCGTGACCGAGATGGTGAGCCGGCGGCACTTCGTGATCCATCCGCGCGGCTTCCGCTGGCTCGATGCCTCGACGGCCGGCGAGTTCGCGACCGACGCCGAACTGGCGCTGGCGGCGAATTGGGACAACACGAGCACGTCAATCAAGACCATCCGCTTCGTCGCGCTTAAGACAACGCAAGTTTGAGAGCCAGAAGGGTCAACAATACCAGTGGGTTACAAGAGAACCGGGCGGCCTTCGGGCCGTCCGCGCAAGGCGCCGTCCCCTCAATCCCAGACCCCCACCTCGGAGGGGGCGGCGCCCCAACCTGTCGCCGTGGCATCGCCGGCTCCCGAGCCAACGGGGCGGCCATTGCCACGTGCGCACAAGTGGTTTCGCGAGGCGCACGATCCGCCCGGCGCCATTCCCGCGCTCGGCTGGCGCAAGCCCAAAGGCAAGCGCCGGCCCTTCGTCACTCCGTCCGGGGGTTGAGGCATGGTCGCGCTAGGGAGCGGTAACCGATGGTCGCGCTGACGCCGGTCGAAATCGCCAACCAGGCGCTCGGGCTTCTCACGGAAGCGCCGATCGACAGCCTTGAGGACAACTACAAGGCGGCTCGGCTCGTGAACCTGCATTACGAGACGACGCGGGAAGCGGAACTGAGCAAGTATGCGTGGACCTTCGCCATGTTCCGCGCCGACCTGGAGCACGCGGACCTCGGCGAGGGCGAGACCTTCCGCTACCAGTACGCCATCCCGGAAGACGCCTTGCGGGTGCTGCCGCTGACCGACAACGGCGAGAACGACGGCATACCGATCAGCTATCGCACCGAGGCGGGGGGCATCGTCAGCGATCAGAGCGGGCCGCGCACTGTTCGGTACATCGCCAACATCGTCGACCCTGCGGAGTGGCCGGCGGTGTTCCTCGATGTGTTCGTGGCGGCGCTCGCCATCAAACTGGCGCACGGCATGACCGGCAA